TAGACCATCGTCAACCGGCAACGACCCAATAGGATCGCCAGCGGCTGATCCATCCACCACCAAAGATGTGACGATCTGTTCAGGTGACTGGCCTGCCCATTCAGTCCCATACATAATATCGTTATCTTCATTTGGTATCGTTTTGTAAGATTTGTTATTGAACGCCGACCATTGAGTAAAATCAAATCCTTTCTTTTTCCACTTTCGAATTGCAACCGGACCGTCACCTTCATGCCACCCAACAAACAAGGCAGCACGAAGATTCGTTGCCGGATCTTTCAACTGATCACGAACACGATCCCATAAGCCGTCCCTATCAGGGTGCCCATATCCAATAGTCGTTTCCAAACCGGTTTGTATTTCATCAAGAACCGTCTGGTCTATACCAGTTAACAATCCGGCTTTAGCGAGGGTTTCAAAATGAACTTTATTAATCTGCCATAGCCCAATGCTAGAACCACCGTCACCTACAGCAGCAGGATTACCACCCTCCGATTCCGGCAAAGCAATCATGGTCATCAGCCGGGCATCAGCCTCATCAAATGCTGTAAGCGCCAACTCAAAGATTTCTTGCGGAGTCATACGGATTCCATCCTTAGACATTTTGTGACCTCAAATGACCCGCCTGACCACCGACACGATTCAACGTATCAACCAGTCCCCTATACCGGTACCCCGCGACACCACCCTTAAGACCCATCGCATCAACACTGCCCGTAGCAACATCACTTAACAGCGCATCGTCACGCTGATACTTAACCTTCTCCGACTGCAACAAAGCATTGTGCGCCTGCTGGATGTATCCCTGATACGAAGTCGGAACGTCCAACCCACGCCTATGCCCAATTGTATGAGCATACGAAGTCACCCCATCAGCAATATTAGAAGGCGTTACATTGTTAAAGTCACCGGTTCCAAGAGAATCACTTATGAACTTTAGAAGCGTCGAAACAGCGACATCTTTCTCTACATCCTTCAACTCATCGTAGAACTCTCCTCTCCAATGAGAACGATACCTATCGCGGTCTATCCCCCCGATGCGAAGCAAATCACGTTCCCTGTTCGATACGGCCCCTGCCCGTGAAGCATAATTGAAGAAGTCTTCGTCACGATTCTTGTTCCCAAAGGTAAGCGCCGCCCCCCAATCGTCGGTACCATAAAACTCTTTCAAAATGTTTTCCGCCAACGCGCGTTCATACGGTGACCCGCCCTGACCAAACGCTTCTTCCAGTCGCTGAGGAGCCATTCCACTAAGCACCTTGTCGATGCCCTCTTCTATTTGAATACGCGAACCTATCGGCAAGGAACGCCCCGTCGAAGCCAAATAGGTGCTTATTCGATCTTGTGTCTCATCCAAAACCTCTTGCCTCATAGCACCAGCCCGCGTGGCGCGAGTGTCGTTACCGGCCATACGCTGAGCAATCACACGATCCATAACCCTATCTGCACGCGGCGTACCATCCGGAGTAATCAACTCGCTCAACGACTTGTTGTCACCCTTTTTCGCAGAATCACGAACCATACCTACGCCCTCGTTGAAGACGTTGATCTGCCAATTGTGGAACGCTGACAGCGTTGGAATGTCGCCAGTAGCATCCACAGTTATCCGCCCCCACACCTCCGGCGGCTTAGCCAGAAACCCCCACGCATACAACTGTTGCTGCCACAAAGTGATCTGTTCCGTCGATGCAGCATTCAACAACGGTGCGGCGTTCTGCCACCCGACCTTTCCGCCAGAGGTCAAGTCATTCAATGAAACAATCTCACCAAACGGTGACCCGTCGTAACTAGTGATAATACCAATCATTGCACTCGGCTTACCCGGCTCCTCAGGCGTGATCAGCATGGTCGCTGAACGCTGCGCCAATTCCGTTATGAAATCATCAATAACGTTCCCTACTAATTCGCCTTGCCCGCTATCCGAACGAAGAATCGCAGTAAGAGAAGCCCCCTCCGACCCCAACTCAATATTCCCGACCTTATCCGCAATCTCTGGAATCGACTGCCACTTACTCTCCAAATAGTTTTTCATCATTGTTTTACCATCATCGGTACTCAAATCTATTACCTGCGATGCGTCACCAAAGACATCGGGCTGATTCATCAATGCCTGACCAAGCGATGCCCCCGTAGCAGTTAACAGCGTTCCGGTCCCAGCAACATAATTGGTCATCTTGTCAAATGCTTCAGTTTCGCTTAAATCTTCGTAATAAATCTGCTTCAACAATTGTGCATTATTTTTAGTTAGTGAGGCCACTATGCCTTCTTCTTGGCCGAACTCGGCGTAAGATGATGTCCACTCCTCTTTCTCCCCATCTGTAGAACTCTTTTCATCGCCATTTTCAAAGAAGCCGCGCACCCTATCGGAACCCTCCATAGCGGCCCCAACGACTCCTGTACCCAAACCAAATTTGGTAAACCCCGTCAACGCTGGAGTCACTACCGAACTTACTGACCCACCAGCAGCACGCCCAGCCCCAGCAGTCGTGCGACCCAACACCCCAGTAACGGTTCCTCTTTGCGCTCCTGAAGCAATGCGCTGACCAAGCGCAGCAATATCATCGATACGCCCCATGCCGCTCGGGCGTATCCTAGAAGCAGCCGTAGCCGTCGGGGCCGTAATAGGCTTAGCCCGACTTATCGCGTTTATCAACCATCCCGCTGCGGGACCCGCACCGGGTAAGCCGGGTGCTACGCGAGATGCGGCTCTAATAACCCACGAAGATAACAACCCGGTGCGAAGAGCAGGCAAATACTGAACCCCCTCAATAAGAACATCCGTCAACTGGTCCATCGGATCTGAAGGAACCAACGGTCGGTCAGCCTGCGTAATTTCACCTGCCTCATAACGACGCATAAGCGTCGCCGCCTGAACGTATTCGGCAAGATCTTCGTAATGTGCTTCAGGTAGATTCGCCCAGAACTCGGCAACTTCTTCCTCATCCAATGATTCCAGATCAACATCGTAACCATTGGCAGAAAGCCACTTCTCTATATCTGCCTGCAAAAGTTCAAATACATCCATGATCCACCTACGCTATTAGGCCAGAAGTAACATCAATCAAGCCAGCCTCGTATTTCGCCAGCCAACTATCAGAAACCAACGGCAAAAACACACTATAGTACATTTCGTTCAACCACGGCCTGCCTTCAACCGCCGCAGCCATGAGCCGCCAATACTTGTACTTCAAAGCATTTCGCTTATCCGTAGCCGATGCAGTTTGACGACCAGATAGTGCATTTAACGCGTCGTGGAATTCTACGATAGTGGCGGCTACCGCAATCAATTCCTCGCGGTGTTCGCCTTGGGGAACAAGTGCCTGATTGTTAACAAGTAGACGGAACTCGTCAATCGTTTCGTTCCGTCGTTCTTCAGAGGTACCTGTTGTAATACGATGAGCGAATACTGGATGCCGTTCCTGAAACGAATCAAAGAACGTTCTCCATTGCAAATCAATCTGTTTCGTGTCCTGCCCAAAATTACGCATCGCGTACTTCTGCGTCATGTAACTGGTACGGATCTTATGGTACGCCGGGAACGCTGCGTTGTAATACAACTCTTCCATGAATTCTGCTGGCGTATCGTGACTACGCAATCCCATGTTAATCTGCCGCTGCTTCGCTTCAGCAACGTACTCCGTGTCTTCAGAATCAAACTTACGTGGCATAAAGAACGCAGAAGTCATCTTGAAACTGCGAACAAACTCTTCGTTACTTGTTAACCACACATTCGCATCTTGTGTAGATTCAAGAACTGCAAGTGGAATCTTTGTAGAAGTCGAAGTGCGGAACGGAGAGAACTGCAACGGATCGAACTCGCCTTCACGAGCCTCAATGTTCTTCATCCATACCCGATACGCATCTTCCCACGGGATACCCTGATCGGTGAGCGCATGGAACTCGTCGTTCCATTCCCAGTTCTCATTCAGCATCAGGTCAGAAAGTTGACCTGTCGCCGGGCCAACAAACCAAGTCAATGCCTGTAGCAACTGGTACTGCTTTGCCATCTCATCGACACGATCCAAGAACTCTTCCTTAAACAACAACGGGTTCTCTGCTGAAGCGATCTCACGTTCATCTGGAAGCATGTTATTTATCGCCATGAACGACAGAATATCTTTCGCTGCTTTTGACCGTCCTGCACCACCATCGAATCCCATAATCGCTAACGGTCGGGCGATCACGGCAGGGACAACAGACGACCAAATCGTTTCCCCCAACAGTTGCGACATATCGCCACTGTTTTCAATCAACTTGCTGGCCCCGCTGTATCTTCCGCCAACAAGGTTGCGTTCAAAGTCCTGCCGAATCGACGGATCCCGATGCGACAACAGGTTGAGTTGTACAGCCAACAATGGTCCGAACCCAGCCTGACCCACCTGATCTAAGTCGTAACCCGGAATAACATTGATATTTGTTGAGATGCCACTTTTAACAGTGGCCCGTGCGACAGAACCAAGCGCCCCGCCGAACACCGAATTCACAATCGGGAAATCTTCAGCAATCTCCAGCATGTAAGTAGTAGCAACCTCGCTGCCGGGGATCACCAATCTCTTTTCACCGTGCTGGTCTTCTTGAACTAGGCCGCCGTGAACACCCGCATTCATTGTGAGATGCAAATTCCGCATCATCAATGGGTTATGGTTAATGCTCCGGCCCATCCTTCGCAGGAACTGATCTTCCGCAAACCAGAACGGGAGCGCCGTTCCTACCATCGCTTGGAACTGTGATCGGATGCGGTGATCATCAATAAATGCACCAGTCAAAGTCATCGCCCGTCGCAATGCTACGCTGCGATGCGCTTCAAACTGTGCCTTGGATCGCAACGCCCAACTAAAGAACTGCCTAATCGGAAGGTCATCGTCCGCGTCAGCCAACCTCGCCAAAGACTTAAACAACTTTCCTGTTTCAGGAGCAAGCCCTGCGGCTTCGTCCTTCAACATCGTTTTGACAGACGCAGCAAACGTCTTGGGATTCTTGCTTTCGATAGCAAACGCCACTTTGGCTATAGCCGAATCCGGAGCCATCCGGGCGTGCTGCCAATCCAACTCAATAAAACCCTTTAGTGCCTTGAAGGTGACCTGACCGTCACTGTCGTATTGGAACGGAACCGCTTTCCGTAGAGCACGGTACGCGTCATCCTCATGGAAATAGGCGCGACGCACAACAGCAGTCTGATCTAACGCTGTCAAGAAGTAATGCTGGAACAGCGGTTCACGAACCATTGCACCAATCATCGGGTTGACTACGCCATCAAACCAGTTGCGAAGCAGCGTGCCCCACGCCTTGTCGATCTTTTCTAGTGTCGTTCCGCCCTCGTCGGTTACCGGCGCTAACATTAGGATCCGCTCCGGAGCCTTATCCCACCATGCGGCAGTAGCCGCGTGCTTGTTGATCCGATTCTGACTGATACCGTTATCACTTGTACCTGCCCGTAGCGTTTCCCGAATCCACGGATGGAACACCTCGTTGCGTTGCCCCGGCAAAGTACGAACACCAGTTGTCAGCAGATCCTCAATTTCGACAGCGTTGATCAAAGCCAACTCTTCAGCAGCATTACGCAAATCGTTATGTGTAACAATCTGCGTGTCAATCAGATTCCACTCGTCTTGCTTGTACCATGCTGCCGACCGCTCGTCAGATGCACGCAACACAGCGGTTCGTCCATCTTCACGATGTCTAAACACTTTAACCCTGTGAGTGACAGGTTTGCCATTGATCATTTGAACAGGTTTCAGCCCATCGTCAGCGTAAGGGAACAACTTCGTGGCCGCAATGCCGAAAACGGCTTCGTTCTTCAACCCCTGCGCCCCAAAATCGCGGGCTGCTGCTGCACCAGCAGTCGTCCACCCGTAATAACTATTCATGTAATCGGCATCAGACGGAGGAGAAAGATCCTTATGTCGAAACGTCGTTGTGACACCACCGCGCATAATTGGAATATCTGGCCCACCACCAGTTCGCCCACCTGAAGCCGCACCCGGAGTATTAAACAACTCTTCGCTATTAATATCAAGACTACCGATTCGGCCACCGCGACGAATCCGTGGAATGTTAACCATTGGAGCCAGTAACTCTTCTAACGATTCCGCAATTGCAGAAGCAGTAGCATCATTAGAACTCACCGTCAGAATTGGCAAGTGACTGCTACCGGCCCACTCGCCCGCCAACGCATTATAGATATTTGGTGTGTGATGCAAAGTTTCAGGACCCATTCCCGGTTGCAATAGCAACGCCGTCTTGCGAGCATCTGTTTTAGTTAGGCCGATCCTCACAAACTTTGTAGTAAGCGAATCAACAAACGAATCGAACCACTCTCCTCCTCGTCCGCTGGCAAGCACGCTTGTAAGCGCCTCCGTGTATTCACGGGGAATCATTGGCACGAACAAACGTGTAGCACCCGGAGGAAGCGGTTCACTAATCGCGCCGCCCAACGCAGTGAACCCTATATGTGACCTGTGCGTAGATCGCAACATATCTTGCCCCTCAGGGGTCATCAGATAGTTGACGAATGCCCGCTTGCCACGCGTTTGCGCTGTCGTATAATCAAGAGTTATTTGCTTTGGGTCAATCTCACTCAACAGAAATGCAATGTGATTAGGGTTCTGCCCGGTTCCAACAACAGGCTCCAAAAACTTTCTAATCTGATCTTGAATCTCGCTTGGCATCGCCTCAACGAATTCTTCTATCGCAGTTATCTGCTTGATCACATCATCTACATCTGCAACTTCGGTAAGACGTAGAATATCTCCTGCATCAAATGCATCTTCCAACTGCGACAGCGCATCAGAATGATTGGCTTTGAACCAACGATGCATCTCAGCCGACCACGACTGTCCATCCCTGACGGTAATCCCAAGAGAACGACCAAGGTCAGCGAATACCGCTTCCTGCTGCGGCGATGCATAATGCGACAACTCTTTCAGAAAAGCGATATGTGCAGGGTCGTCTGCCATATAGGAAAGCCGCTGCGTTACAGCGATGCTTTTATCGATTGCATATAGTTCGCTGCCGGAAGCATTCGAGATCCACTTGTTTTTCGACTGGCCGTAGTTCATGGGCAGTTGCAGCCCAACCTGTGGTGAATTAAATCCTCCAGCACGCAGAACCGAATCGACATCTGCACCCGGATTGAGATAATTATCGAACGTTCCAAGGATGCCCTTCATCTGTGCATCAAGAACGGTCGGATCTGTCAACGCAATCGCCATCGCATGTACCCGGTCGTTGTGACGCGAGTCTACCTTTCTGCCGATATAAGAAGCGATGCTTTGCTTTGTGTGAATCCCCAACGCTTGACTCGTATTATGAATTAACGCGCTTAGCCGCCGTGCTTCTACTTCAGCAAGTTCAAACATTTGACGAGACAAACCACCGATGATGCTTGATTCGACATCAGACTTAACTTGTGTTCGTGTTGCGTTAAAGAGCGCGGTCCGCTGGTCGTCGGATACATACTTCCATTTGGGATTATTTTCGACAGATTCGATTAGAGCCTTGCGAGTAATCGCATAATCTCCGACTCCTGCAACTTCATTGAATGACCGCCACAGCCGCGAGAACGGTCGCCAGATAAGCGGCAACTGTTCCTCGGGTGCAAGCGTCGTCCGAAGTTTGCGGCCGTATTCATCCCAAACAGTGTGCTTCCCTATCGACGCACGCGCAAGTTTCTGGTGTGCCCAATGCCTCGGTCCTTCACGCAGCCACCACGAGAACAACTCCTCGCCGCCATTACGAGCAACGTAACCCAATCGCAACAATACGGCCGGTCGCCAAGTCCGCGCCAAGAACTTATCTATTGCTGGAAGGTGCATTCCCCATCCAGCCCATCGATAAAACCCCATGTATCGTGTGATGGCTGCCAACTGTTTATAGTTCGGGATCACGTTCGCTGTCGCCAATTGAGCACTGTGCTGAACACCGGGAACAACGGCACGATGAATATTTAGTCCATGCAATCCAACTGGTGCATCCGCAATATTTGCGTAACGCTGATGCCCGTACCGGATGAACTTCTCTATGAATTCCTGAACGTCGCGTCCACCGTGAACCAGCACCCCACTTCGTCCAATGAAATCAAGGAAGAATTCGTTTTGGACAAGCCACCGTTGCGACTCGTTGCCCAGCACGAACGACCGCAGATACCCGTCGATCTGAGTACGAGACATACCAGACATGACACCCATATCGACAAGACTGGTGAACTCTTTGATTGCGCTGTCAACATCAGTGACATCTAGAATCGAAGACGTAGGAACATAGGTTGTTAGTTTCTCAGCGAACCGCGCGGGGTAGTATGCTGCGGCACGAGCCGCCGATTTACCAATAATCTTTGCTTCTTCAGCCCACGACAGTTCGGCATTAAGCCCGCCGGGCGAAGGAATCTTCTCCCGGTAATAAGAAGTCGCTGCCTTACGGGCACCCGAAAATGGTTGAAACCAATCCTTGTCCTTCAAGACAAGTTTGCTACCCCGGATCTCGTAACCATTCGCCTGATACCAATGAAGAAGATCCGATAGTTCGCTGTCTTCCAAAATGACCTGTGCCGCATTCCTCTGATAAAGATTGCGTGACTCCTCAATTCTCAGCACATCGTTAGGTGTCAACCCGAAATCGTCAGCCATGTCTATAAGGGGATCATCAATGAACCGATTCAGCGCATCTTGATCAATGTCGTTACTCAACTTCAGCGCGCCGCTTTGTATGTCGTCCCACAACTTGGCGCGCACATAATCTGTCTGTTTTGCCAAATACTGTGCAGTCATTCGTGCCATATCGGCACGAACTTCTACTGGGAACTTGTCAAAATCTAACACGCTCCGCATATACCGCTTGCCAGTCATCCACCCAGAAGCGAACTTGCCGATCTTAGGAATAAGAATCGCCTCAGGATCCACACCTCCAAGCCGTGTCGATAGGGCACTCTTGCCTGCGTTGTCCTGAAGGAAATCCCAGTAGCCTTGCTCATCTGCCAACGTTGGAACAGATCCACGAATCTTGGTTAGTTCCTCTATGCCAATATCACCGCTCTCTGGGATGCGGTGGACCAGTTCGCCGTCAATCTCTGTGAACCAATGCCCATCACGACGGGCGCGATGCCATGCAAGCATTTCATCTGTTGTCAGATTCAACGCAGGAACATCTCGCAATAAGAGTTCCAACTGGTTGACGCTACCAAACTCCTTGGAAACCTCTGCGGCCAATTCGCTTGCTGTCAAGCCGGGGGAGTCTTGAAGTAACTGCTTTTTAAACGCATCTACCGCATCGACTTCTTTAAAAGCCGCGTTGATTCGGTCGATGAACTTATTGATTGCGCGTGCCCGTGATCGGATACGCATATTGGTCATAGCAACAACTTGCTCACCACCGTTTTTCAGCCATTCCCTAGCACGCATTGACGACGCGTTCTCAACTTGACTAACAGCACTAATAGGTTTTCCCGTGACTCCATCGGGAACCATCAATATCCCAGATTCAGCCTCCCGTTCCGCCAATGCGATACGTCGCCATAGGTACACGGCATCTATGGACTGTCCTGCTCGTAACCCTGCACGCAATGGTTTCGCAATCTTTAAAATAAACCCGCCAGCGTAAGTTGTCGGATCCAACAAGATCTCTGTTACCAACGAACCACCAACACCAATAACTGTTGCCGGTTTCGTACCCGGCCTTACGTCAAATGGCAGTGTCGCATTCCAAGCACGCACCGACGCATCTGGAAGCGTCAGCCGTCCGCTTTCCAAAATCTCCAATGCTTCCACATTGTCCGGATCGGCAAGCGAATCATACCAATCCAAATAAGTATCGTCAATGCGTTTTGCCGACCATCTCTGCTCCCTGCCGATTGTTTCAAAATGGTCATACACGCCCTGAAGACCATCACGAACAAACAACTTGATCATGTCAGCCTGTGCGCCACCAACAATCTTCTCTGCCGCACGAGTCGTTGATTCATACCACGATCCTTCTTCCAACTCGCTTTCACGCCATGCTTCTCGTAGAGTCACAGGATTAGAAAACTTGTTTGAACTCTGCTCCGCCATGTACGCAAGCGAACGACCGAAGCGTGTCGCAAAGCGTGACGGCTTCATTACACCGCCTTCCCACAAAGTGCTTGCAGTCGTACCCAACACAAAGCCGAGAGCCGACACGGGAGCCAACAACCCCTTGAAGGCCGTACCTACAAACGAATCCGCTATCACTCCCTTATCTCTAAGGAACTCCTCAGGAAGAAGCGGATTGTCCCAAGTAAAGATCCGCCTTAACAGCCCATCGGGATCCTTTTCGCTAGGTGGTTCATATCCAACCCCGCGCAACATTAGCTGCATCTTGTCGGGCAATTGCATAAATTCTGCCGACTGGCGCTGTCTCGGCATCCCTTGAAACTGTTGCTTGATCCGATTGAATTCAACCTGATCAACAGCACCAATAACGTTATTGAGCATGTCCTCATCAGACAAATTGCTCATCACTACGCTCATAAGCGTTTCGGGCGACGCATCAAACAACCGGTTCGCTCCGGCATTGCGAAGCATCTGTATACGGCGACCGTAGTATTCGTCGTTAAACGAAGAGGCTTTAATTGTTCCGACGCGAGCGTGCTCACGCTTTACAGGAGTAACAGTCATCGACCTAGTTGTATCGCTGCATCAGCAATAACAGGATCGTTCGTGGCCTCAGCCCAGTCTCTTAGAATATCTGCCGATTGCTGCTTAGATGTTTGTCCAACAGGTGCTACGGACAATGGCTTATTGTTTCCCGGCGCAAGCAGCGGTGTTATCTGTGGATTAAATCCGCGTGCCGCCTCAACCGGCAACGGACGCTGCTGAGGGGGAAGAGTAGCCGTAACAGAGCCACCCCCCGCAGGCAACGGAATCCCGCCCTTATCGGGATCTTGCGCTGCCAGACTATCGCCTACCTCACCATATGCTGCACCTGCTTCTAGGCCCGGAGTCTGTGGCGTCTGTGTCCTCTTCTTACGAGGCATCAGCCAGCCCTCAATGCACTAACCAACTGTTGTGCAGCCTCAGGAGAGAACTCGTTAGAAGGCGGAGCCTGCTGTGGAGCCATCCCCTCAGGGCCAGCAGCCAAACCAGCAGCCATCTCCGGGGGAATAACCTGACCCTCGCCCGGAGGCGGAGCCGCAGCAGCCTGCTCCTCCCTTATCTCCTCGTCAGCCTTCTCAATGGCTTGAAAAATATCCAACCCCTTCTTGCGATGCTTCTCAATCTTAGAGACATACACCACAGGCAACTGACCCGACAAAGCCTGCTGCTGGATCGCAGCCATGACTGCCTCCTCCAACTGTTCCTCATCGACACGCCTACCTTCTGCCTCAGCATCCTCAATATACGGATGCTTGGTCCTGAATGTTCTAAGACTAATACCCTTCATGCCCAACAACTGGCCCAACTGGATAGTCGTTCCCTGAATGTCAGCACCGGGAATCGAATGCGACACCACGTTATCGAAAATCTCAAAGTGTTCATTCGGTGTGAACTCAACTTGACCGAAGTCACCCGCATAGCCAGTGAACATAGAGAACTTCTTGCTACCGAAATACCCCTTGTAGGTAGCGAAGATACACTCGTTTAGATGAGGAAGATGAGCCTCCATAATTTCTTGAATTTCTTGGATACGCGGATCCAAGGCGGCTCCCATGAGGGCGTCGATACCTCGTCCGGTACGCAAAGCCCCGTATGTTTCACCACCAATTTGAGGTACGGTTCCGGTAGAGATGCGCGCATTACGCTCCAACCTGTCGATGGCTATATTGGTTGTCGGGTCAGGTGACGACCGGAGTTCTCCGATTTGTTCAGCGTCAAGTAGAACATTGACTTGGCCTTCGCGTCCGTCTTTCCACTCCCCGCCGACAATCATCGGTACCTGACCCGACCGCCCGATTATATACCTATCAGGGAAGATAGCCTTCTCTTGGGCCATAATTTCTAACGCCATCATCTTAGACATCAGATCCACAATGCCGACAACCTGCGAAACCGACGATGCGATACGATCCAAGGTAACTCGCCCCGGCGTAATCACACATGGCATCCCTGCCCTATTGGCTACACGCGACAATTCCTGCGTGGCTCCATGATGACCGTACACCTGATTGAAATGTTCGTACCGTGGCCCCATGATTCCGATAACGATCTGCTCGTCATCAAGCCATTCAACAATGTCCCATAGTTCCTGATCACTCTTGCCGTCTGGTGGGATAACGCCACCATTCTCCGACATGGCTTGCGGGTAATGGCTACGAATCCAATCCCCGGACTTGCCGTAAATGAAACCAATGTTCGCAGGAGGATCCACATCCTCGTAAGCCTTGGGTTCAGGATAGACACCAAGAGGATCGCGGACATCTATACGAGGCATACCCTTATCGAAATCAGGATGCACAACCAGACATGCTGTCGCATAACCCGCAAGATGCCTGTAAGCCCGTCGAATCTTTATCTTATACTTCGACTGGTACCAAGTAGAAGCCAACGCGCGGCGACGAATATCAGCATACTCGCGCGACCGGACGCCACGCTCCTTGGAACCATCAACAGCAGGGCAACCAATGAACGGCATAACCGATGCTGCACGCTGGGCTACCGCATCAATGTTCTCCGAGATCAACGCAGGTGTCAACGGAGGAAGAACAGGCTCGTTCTCCATCGACGGCAACGGAATAACATAGTCACCGTTGTAGCGTTCCTTGACTTCCAGCATACGCGCCAATAGCGGCGATGCGTTTTGCTGTCGGATCTTAACGATCCCCACGATTTCTTCAAAGGTATACATCAAAACGCCCTACTGGAAGCCATAGATGTCCTCCACGGTAGTCCATTATAATTGAATTGTGAAGAGTCTACATCAAATGCTTGTTTGCGTTGCCGCCAAAGTATCCAAATAAACCACAAAGCCATCACCTGATCTTGACGCAGCCGTGTTCCCCGCTTCAACGGACGCCACGCCTTCAACTGACGAATCAACTGGTCGGCCTGATGGCGGGTAGGCCCATCGTCAGCGTAAGGGATCTCAATCTCTTCTCGCATAAACGACAGCGCCATCGACGGGACACCAATCGTTTCATCGTACTTGTTGATACCAGTCAAATGCTCCCGCACACGAAACCCGTAACGCTGAGTCATCTCCACTAGACGCTCGTCCCGCGACAGCCCCTTCTGGAACACCATTGCTTCAATGATCACATCTGAAACAGTTGACCCGTTCTTGAGACAACGCTGAATAGCGTCCTCAACAACGCCGAGGATCTGTTCGTTGCGAGTTAACCCAGTATCTTCCCGAATGAAAAGAATCTTAAGTTTGCCTTCGTGCGGCGTAGCAGCCACCACACAGTTGTTTGAACCAAGAGCAGGATCAACGCCAATATAAACACTACAATTTTCGGGTGGGTCATGGGTCACCGACCGTAAAGGATTAAGGCACTTTTGGATAGATTCATCTGTAAATGTAGCAGATAAAGACGAAGTAGGTTCCTGCATATAGTTACGCGACCATGCCTCCTCCCCCACCTTGCGTTTAATACGATCCAACGATTCCAACGAAAACATTTCAGGCCACAACGGCTCCGGTTCACCCTCATCATTAGTGACAATCGCCGGAAATTTGATTACCTGCAAAATATCGGGATCGATCTCCGTCATCACCCGCTCATAGAAGTCATCTGACCCGACACGGGTACCGTTAATACTGGTTCGTCCTTTCTCACCGGGGCGTGTCAACCAGTCCTGCCGGAACACCTCGAACATCTGTTCGGTCAAATTCAACGACACCCTTGATTGAATATCGTCTATATGAAGATGATCAGTACGGGTACCAGCGATCTTTGACCGCCAACCCAACCCAACCATCGAATAGTCGCGCTCATCATGCGTCTGTTTCTTGAACACATTGAAGTAATCGGCACCCCACGCCTGCACCGTCTTACGACCAGACTGATTCTGGGGAACAAACGGCCCAAACTTGGCTACATACCGGGGATACGGGCCGTGAGGCTCCATACGGCTACGGATACGACCAAGAATCTTACGAGCCATATCAGTTCCCTCTGAACCAACGGTGATACGGAACTCTGGGTTCAAAGCCAACTTCTTGCAGAAGTAATCCTCCGCCAACGTGGTCTTTCCATGCTCCGGAGGCCACAAAATGAGGGTAATGTTCCCCGGCGGGGTGTTTTCGTAGGCGTTTATTGCCTCAATATGGAAGAAAGGGGACATATGGCCGAAATAGTCGCCTCTAAACGACGCAAACGTCCCATCCCATGTCTCGGCACCGCCTTCAAGGAGGGCTTTGTGGCGGATAGCGTCCGCTTTCTCCGCGAAACCCGGTATACGCTGCCTCCACTTGTCGTAAGCGGAGCGTGTCACCCCTGCTATGGCACATGCTTTACTTATTTTGCCGTGTTCCTCTAACCCCGCCAGAAAAATGGCGCGGTTCGCCTCACCCCTGTCCTTTGAGGGGTTCGGATCTGGCAGAACGTAGGCCAGTTTCTTCACGAATGGTCAAATACGGATTTGCCGACTTTTAATTCTACGACTTCCATCGCCTTGACAGGTGTAGTACCCGTGAACTTGACAGTATGTGTACCGATCTGATCCAAATCAACATCGGCGTAGTAGATGCCAGTCTCGTCGCTACTCGCATTTACCTCTACGTTGTCACCTGACGGCTTATGATGTAATGCCTTATTCGCAGGATCTAAAGTTGTGTTTGTTGCCACATCATTAGAAGTAAATGTTGCAGTAACCCGCACCTGATCGTCTTTATCGTATGTAGCCATTAAACCCCCACAGTAATAGAAACATCATCTAATAGTTCAACCGCAAGTGTAACATCATCTTGTAACGTTGTTGTAATAGTTACATTCGGAAGAATCTTATACCAAGTAATATCGGCCACCACCGCAGCCGAACTTGTAACACCACCCGCAATCGGGCGTTCTTTAACAATCGCAGCCGCGACAAGAGCCGAACTCGTAACATCACCCGTAATCGGGCGTTCCCTAACAATCGCAGCCGTAACCGCAGCCGAACCGGTGATCGCCGCCGCAATGGACGCCTCTTCAATAACAGCCGTA